CTCAAGCAGGTTTAAAGAAACTGCCTACTGCTGTACGTAACAAAATGGGCTTCTTTAAAAGTGGTGGCATGGCTCCTTCAGGTAACAATGATATGCGTAAAGGTGGTATGTTTAAGTAACCATAACATCAAAAGGGAATAAACAATTATGACAACATCAAAAGTAGCATCTGAAGCACGAAGAGAATCATCAGCCGTGGCAGCAAACAGGATGAAAGAAAAGTTTGATGGACTGAAAGCAGGTATCTTAACAAGATATGAGGACTCTGGTACAAGTGGTGCGGCACAGCAGAAGAAAGAGCTTGCTGCACTTGAGATTAAAAAGAAAGCTGCACTTGCTAAGCTACGTGAAAAACAGGCTAAAGATATAAAGAGTGTGAAGCGTTATGGCAAAGATGCCATGAAGGCTAGAACGTTTGCTTCATACAGTGAGGGTGGCCTAACTTCTTCAGGTAACAATGATATGCGTAAAGGGGGCATGTTTAAGTAATGTCATTAACTAATCAAAACAAAACTAAAGTTAAGAAAGTTATTAAAGGTTTGAATAAAGCCTCTAAGCTACATGCAGGTCAAGCTAAGACATTGAAGGGTATGGTTAATGGCAAAGCAAAAAGACCCAAAGCTAGGAACAGGTAAGAAGCCTAAAGGTTCTGGTCGTAGGTTATATACAGACGAGAACCCTAAAGATACCGTACCCATTAAGTTTGCTACTGTAGCAGATGCAAAAGCTACAATAGCTAAAGTTAAAAGAATAGACAAACCTTACGCAAGAAAGATTCAGATATTGACGGTAGCTGAACAACGTGCTAAAGTTATGAAGAAGACAACCATAGCGGAACTCTTCAGAAAAGCTAAAGCAGACTTGCGAAGGAAACATAATGCCGTATCTACAAAGTAGCATACCCCACTTTAAAGCATGGGTAAGACGTGAATACACTAAGAACATGGAAGAGTACCACGGAGACTTTCTACACTGTATGGTGGTTGCAGTAACAACTATGCCAAACAGAACACTTAGTTTCCAAGTTATCTTTACTGGGTGTGAGACAGACGATACAGACGAAGAGAATGTACACGGTGGTGCTATGTGGGCTATGATGCCTCTGACTGCCCTTGTAGCTGACACACCCTACGAGCAATGGCCTACAGCATTACCTACGTATTTAGCACAGCCTTGGGATTGTATGTCTCATACACATAGTGTTTATAAGATAGAACGTGCAAGCCCTGCCCCTTGGATAGCTAAAGTAGATGGAGAGTTCTACCCAGCTAAGTACTACTTCACAGTTGACTACACAGACAATGAAGTAGCAGATGATCCCGCTCAACACAAACAGTCACACGTACTGGAGTTGCTAGATGCAGGAGAGTATACAGGTAACATAGTTGCGTTACCCAATAACAGAGTGAGAGTAACTCATCCAGCTTGGTTTGAAACAGGACAAGGTGCTCCTGACTTTAAACCTAACCAACATATGTTCCATTCCAAAGAAGATGTTGAATACATCTGGGATACGGAACGAGTATTTAACAACTTATATCAGGAGAAATAAACAATGGCTATGAAACCAATGAAGAAAAAAGGTGCTGCTAAAGGTGGCATGATGAAGAAAAAAGGTGCTGCTAAAGGTGGCATGATGAAGAAAAAAGGCTATGCTAAGGGTGGAGCCACGATGAAGAAAAAGGGTTACGCTAAAGGTGGCTACGCTAAGGGCGGTGCACCTGCAATGGGACTTCCACAAATTCGTGCAGCAGCTAAAGCAAAAGGCTACAAGCTAGTTAAAATATAATAATTATAAGTGGTCAACCCACACTATGCCAAGCAACGTGGTAACACCACACGAAAGGATTTTTAATCATGGCAACAACTACACTCACTCAAGGTATTGAGGAATATGAAACTAATATTACATTTGGCGATGGTATTGATATTACAGGATCAATTAAAACTACCGCTGGTGCTCACATGCAGTACACTGAAGCTGCAGGATATGCTGCCTCTGACTTCTTAGTTGGTAAAGGTAGTAGCTCATACGGAACAGTAGATCCATTTACTTCTGGAGCAAGCCAACTATTTCCATTAGGAAGTAAGCTACTCTATGGTAACACTACGTACCGTTACTGTAAGATGGCTGCAACTGCAGTAACTGCAGGTAAGTGTATAACTCACGCTGCCTCTATTGCACATCACTTTGATCTAGCCCCTACTGCTGACGTAGCTGCTGGTGAAACTGCAATCTCAGTAGAAACTGCTGGTACTGACATTACACTTAATCAATATGCAGGTGGTTACTTGTATATTAATGATGGTGCAGGTGAAGGCCAGATGCTCCGTATCCGTTCTAACCCAGCACACGATCACTCAAGTGATCCATCTATTGTTATCACTACGTATGATGACTTAGCAACAGCTATTACAGCTTCTTCTAGTACACGAATTACTCTTATCGCTGATCCACTCAGTGCTTTGATTGTTCAGGCTGCTACAACTACAGGCGCAACAATGGGTGTCACAGTAGTAGACATGGCTGCTTCTCACTTCGGTTGGATGGCAGTATCAGGTCCACAGACTGTACTTACTTCAGGTACACTTGTTGTAGGTAACCATGCTGTACCTTTAGGTGCTTCTGGTGCTGTTGGTCCTGCTGCAGGGGATGTTATTCAGGTAATTGGTACAGTTATGATTGTTAACGTAACTACTGACTACTCACTGATTAACCTTTATGGCATTGTCTAATGATGTATCAAACTAACTTACAAGGAGCGAGTACTGCTTTAAGTTGGGGTGTACAGACTGTATTGACTGTTAGTACCACTACGTTACACGTTGACGTTAGTGATACTAACATGATTTATCTGCATACAACTTTGCCAATCTATATTAGTTTTACTGCGGCAGAGGCAGATATTGTAACAGCGAATGATTTAATTCTTGAAGTCCCTCGACTGCTTACACCGTCTGATGATTCTGTAGTATATGTTCCTACAACGTATACTCTTGTCGTACCTAATGCGGTAGACCCTACAGAAACAAAAGCACTAAACCCTACTGCATCAGTAATAAAGATGAATCTCTTAAGGGGGATATCTTCTAATGCTACAGTGAGAGTAATTCTCGCATAAAAAAGTAACCTCGTTGTGTAATAAATGCATAACGGGGTTGCACTATTATCTGTTTTAATTTAGACTAAAATGTGTAAAACTATCTCCAGCACAACAACAAGGAGACAGTGCATGTTTAGAAAATTAATTAAAATGATTCAAATTAGCCAAGAAAAAAGAGTAGCTCATTGGCAGCTACGAAATATGTCAGACAATCAGTTAAAAGATATAGGAGTTACACGTGGTGAAATCGAAGGCAAAATCTACCGTCAATGCGGCAGGTAATTATACTAAGCCTAGTATGCGTAAGTCTCTTGTAGCTTCTGTAAAGGCTGGCTCTTCAGGTGGTAAACCTGGGCAGTGGTCTGCACGTAAGGCTCAAATGGTTGCAAAACAATATAAAGCAAAGGGTGGTGGTTACAAATGAGAAAATATTTAAAAAGACTTTGGTGCGCTTTAATAAATAAGAAGTGTAATAAAGAGTGTAAATGCTGTTAACATGGCTTTAGCTAAATCCCAAAAGAGCTTAAAATCATGGTCCAAACAAAAGTGGCGTACAAAGAGTGGCAAGCCCAGTGCTAAAACTGGTGAGCGTTATCTACCTGCTAAGGCTATCAAGTCTCTTACTCCTGCTGAGTACGCCACTACAACCAGAGCTAAGCGATCAGGCACTAAGGCAGGTAAGCAGCATGTGGCTCAACCTAAAAAAATTGCAAAAAAGACAAGACCCTACAGGAAAGTAACATAATGACTCGTAATCTTACGGAAAAACAACAGAAATTTTTAGATGTGTTGTTTGAAGAAGCACAGGGTAATCCAGTAAAAGCACTTAAGATTGCTGAATATGCTCATGGTGTATCTTCTACAACTGTTTTAAATGCTTTGCAAGACGAAGTTGCAGAGTTAACTAAGAAGTTTATCTCTACCCGTGGGCCACAAGCAGCTTGGTCTTTAATGGAAGTACTAAACAATCCTACAGACTTAGGTAACAAAGAGAAAATGGCAGCAGCTAAAGATCTTCTTGACAGGGCTGGTTTTGTTAAGACTGAAAAAGTTGAAGTAAAAACTGAAAGCCCTTTATTTATCTTACCTCCAAAAGCAAATGAAGATTAGAAAAGAATGGACACTTCCAGCTCCTGATAAAATAGATAACGGTTATATTTGGACCCCTGTAGTAAGAATAGGAAGACATGTACCGTTTGGATACGAGCAAGACCCAGAAGATGATGATGTACTCTTACCGATTGAAGATGAGTTAGAACTATACGAACAAGCTAAAAAGTACCTTAAACAGTACAGTTACCGTGATGTAGCTAATTGGCTCAGTACTCAATCAGATAGATATATTTCACACGTGGGCTTATATAAAAGAGTTAAACTTGACCAAAAGCGTAAGAGAGAAGCTTCAAACCAACGCTACCTTGCCCAGCGTTACAAAGAAGCCCT